GCAGAATTTGCACGGCGTTCAAATTTTTAGTTAATGTTTTACTGCTGAAAGTACATAATAAAAATAGAGAGTGAATAATGAAAGTATACAGAATATTTTTTAAAACAAATACAGCCCCACCCACGGCAAAGAGTTGTGGCAGTGCTGAAGTAGTACAGAAGTCTTTTTCTGATGCCGTGACGTGGGCGGAGAACACCGGGAAAGAAAAGGGGTGGCGTGTGGTTATGGTTGCGGAATTGCCAACTCTCAAAGCCCCGGCAGGAGTGGGGGCGATTTTAAATCATTCATGGAGCGAACAGAATGAAAATACAGGCATTAAGGAAAATTGAAAAAGCATTAAATCAGAACCGTGACAAGGCAACGGCTAAATTTCTGATTAAGCACCTGCCGGAAGTCAGGGAAGGGAATGTGTTTGATAAAATGATTGAGGAGGCTATTTCTGAATGAATTGTGCATGTATTGAAAAAATAAATGAAAAATTAAAAGAATATAATAAAACTGCATATTTACGGTGTACTTTTGGGGGAATCCCTGTAATGTATTATGATTACTATGAAGAAACAAAAACGGGAAAACGTAGAAATAAAGAAGGAATATTTTTACCATCCTATTGTCCTTTTTGTGGTAAGAAATTAAAAGATAGTGAGGATATCTGAATGAGTAATTACAAAGAAGAACAGGCAAAACGTAAACAGAGAAAAATAATATCATATGATATTAAATCCTGCATCGGTAAAAAGTTTGTCATTGACGGCGAACTGTACATGGGTTTCAGAGAGGGAATAAGAAAGGTCGGGGTAAATGTCAATGGTAAGGATTATTTTACACCACCGGACCCAAAAAATAAAAAAGAACGCAGGAAAATGAGAGAGGGCAAGCCTTATATTGATAAACAGGGGAATATCAGACAGGAGGCGAAATGACAGACACAAAAAAGATAACATTTCAGACCCTTTCAGCGTTCCCTCTGAATACTGAGTTCAGGGGGATTGAATTACAGCAGACCGTATGTCAGAAAGCCGGGCAAGTACACTATCCCGATACCATTCTCCGGTACATGAGGGAGTGGAGGGATAAAAATCCTAAACATACAATCATTCTTATTTCAAAAAGAAAATCCATTTACAAAAAAGTGAAAAAATGAAAGAGAAATTAACGCTCTATGCCATAAAGCAGCAGGTAACGGAGTATTATTCCCGTAATAATAAGATCCCGTCCAGTACTGAATTATCCGAGACTTTTGAGGACACACCCGAACGGATAGAAAAGTATCTGAAATTTTTACGGGAAAAAGATTTTATTCGTAGGGATGAACACGGGGCTGAATATGTTGTAATTGACAATATACCCCCGGAATTGCCAGAAGTTGCGGAATCTTTACCGTTTAATCCTGAAGAAATAAAGCAGGCTTCAGAGCAGTTACGACAATTCACCGGAATTAAAAAGCAGATATTGATAAATAAATCCATGATACCGATGTTAAGGTATGTTATGTTTTTTATTGGTATAAGTTCAATGTATTTGAGTATTGAATTTTCTTTTCTCTGGATTAAAACGTTTTTAAGCCCTTTTAAGGCTATGGTAATGGCAATTACCATGGTAGTGTTCGGGGTAATGTGTTTCGAGCTTATACCGTTGCTCTGGGGCAGGTTTCAGAGGAAGTTAGCCGGGGTTTTCGGGGTATTATCGACGGTTGTTATTTGTTTTTCAATGGTTAGCACCGTAGCCGGGCAGTATAACAACCGTATGGAGCAGATACAGGAGAGGTCAAGACAGAATGCCGGAGCCTGGGAGTCAGAAAAAGAGTATTCAGAATATAAAGAGCAGAGAGCAGAACTTGACAAACAGGTTGAGACTTTACGCTCTGAGGACTCCCGGTTGACGGCGTTATTACTCAATTATCAGACAATAGAGCAGATAGAAGGACATAAGGCTGTTTATAATCAGCTTAATAATGCGAAATGGCAGAACGCACGACAGCAAGGGCAACTACAGAAAAAAATTGAAGCACTGGAAAAGACAAAGCCGAAAGCAGTTCAGGCCCGGCAGGAGCAGGATTTTTATATGTGGGTGGGGGCAGTTTTGGGGGTGTCGCCGGATAAGTTTCAGTTTTGGCTTAGTCTGTTCCCGGCGTTATTTATAGACTTGGCAGCACCTTTGAGTATTGCCGTATTTTTATTTGTAAGAAAACAGGAAGGGGAAGTATGAATCAGAAATTAAGTTATGACGAGTTTTTAAAAAATAAAATTAAGCTCTCTGAATACACCGGATTTGATGTTACTGAAAAAGAACTGGAAGAAATAAATACCGGAATTAAGAAATTTAAACCGCATCAGAAAGATAGTATTATCTGGGCTGCTAAAGGTGGTCGGCGTGCTTTGTTTGCCTCTTTCGGTTTGGGGAAAACCTGTGAACAGCTCGCCCTTATGGTTTTAATTACAAAGAGGTTTGAGGGAAAGACATTAATCATAATGCCCCTTGGAGTTAAGCAGGAATTTAAAAGAGATGCTAAAGACTTTTTCAATATCGAGCTTGAATATGTCCGCACTCAGTCAGAAGTTGAATTGTCAAAATGTAAATTTCTGATTACTAATTATGAGAGAGTCAGGGACGGGGATATTGACCCGAATTATTTTCTTGCTGTCAGTCTTGACGAAGCATCGGTATTGAGGGGATACGGTACAAAGACTTATCAGCGATTTCTGACATTATTTTCAGAGGTCAGATTTAAATTTGTCGCCACTGCCACACCGTCCCCGAATAAGTATAAAGAGCTTATTCACTACGCCGGATTTTTAGGTGTAATGGATACGGGACAAAGTCTCGCCCAGCCTTTATACTCTAAAATTTTAACTCCAAACGGCTGGATTTATATGAGGGATATAAAACCAGGAGATTCTGTTATTTCTGTAAATGGTGTAGCCACAGAAGTTTTATCCGTACATCCACAAGGATATAAAGATATATACCGAGTTATTTTTTCTGATGGGAGTTTTGCAGATTGTACAGAAGAACATTTATGGGAAACTCAGACTCAATATGAACGAAACGCTTATAAAAAATATGTAGAGCGAAATGGCCTACAGGGGAAAAGATGGAAAGAATATTTTACAGTAAAAGACACAAAGACTATAATGGAAACATTAAGAGGCTCTTCCACAGATTCAAAAAACCATAGCATCCCTTTAGTTGCCCCTGTTCAATTTATGGAACAGCCGGTTTTAATTGACCCGTATGTATTAGGTTTACTTTTGGGGGATGGGCATATCCGACAAACCTCAATCGCTTTTACTACGGCGGATAGTTTTCTTATTGAAGAGTTACAAAGCCGGATAACTCCGTTAATAGTTAAGAAAAATGAGCATGTACGAAAAGACGGACAACCAAATTATGACTATTCAATAAGTACCACCGGAACTCAGGGGGGTTCCGGATATGGTAAAAATTTTATTTTGAAAGGTTGCCAAACGTATAATCTATGTGGGAAAAGAGCGTGGGAAAAGTATATACCCGATGTTTATAAGTATAACTCTGTTGATGTGCGTTTAGAGGTACTTCAGGGATTGATGGACACCGACGGGACTATTGCGAAAGAGGTAAGAGCAAGAACTCCAAAGTTTGTGACAACATCTGAAAGATTAGCTGATGATGTAATTGAGATTGTACAATCGCTTGGTGGGATTGCCACAAAAAAGGTACGACAAGGAAGAACACCCTCCGGTAGTGTGGGTAGAATTCAGTATAATGTTTCTATTATGCTCCCGGATAAATTTATTCCGTTTAAATTACCACGAAAAGCAGAGCTTGTTGTTACAAGAACTAAATATAAACCCGCGAGATATATTGATAGTATAGAAAAAATAGGAAATGAACTTTGTCAGTGTATCGCTGTTAAAGATGACAGACATCTATATGTTACTGACAATTATATTGTCACACATAATACCCGTTTTTTCAAAAGAGATTCAACTCAGGCAAATAATCTCACGCTTTACCCACACAAAGAAAAAGAATTCTGGCTATGGGTAAGTAGCTGGGCCCTGTTCATAACATCCCCGGCTGATTTGGGATATGATGCAACGGGATATGATTTGCCACCGCTTGAAGTCCGATATCATGAAATAAAAGTTGACCATAGCACAGCCGGAGTTGACAGGGACGGTCAGGTTAAAATGTTTCGTGAGGCTTCTTTATCGCTTAAAGATGCGGCAAAGGAAAAGAGAGACAGTATTCAAAGTCGATTAAATAAAATGCTCGATATAATCTATGAGTCCCCGGATGATCATTTTATTTTATGGCATGACCTGGAGGCTGAGCGTCATGCTATCAGGGGAGTGTTATCTCACTTTTATTCAGATCGAACAGCGGTGGAAGTTTACGGCTCTCAGGATTTGGAGGTAAGAGAGCAGAACACAATAGACTTTGCCGATGGAAAAATAAAGTATTTTGCCAGCAAACCGGAGATCTCTGGAAGTGGTTCAAATTTCCAGCGATATTGTCACAGAGCTATATTTTTAGGGATAGGATATAAATTTAATGATTTAATCCAAAGTATTCACAGGGTTTACAGGTTTGGTCAAACTGAGCCGGTTGTCATTGATATTATATATACAGAGTCAGAAAGAGAGGTTTTAAAAGTATTACTCAAAAAATGGGAGCAGCATAATTACCTTGTGAATAAAATGGTTGAGATTATACGGGAATTTAATCTCTCTCATTCTGCTATGCAAACACAGCTTAAAAGATCATTTTTTAACAGGAGAGTTGAAGTGAAAAAAGACAGATTTATAGCAATAAATGCGGATAATGTGCCGGTGACATCAGAAATGAAAAGTGACAGCGTGGATTTAATTCACACGTCAATCCCCTTTGCAAATCATTATGAGTACACACCGACATTTAACGATTTTGGACATACTACTGATAATGATGAATTTTTCAAACAGATGGATTATCTCACTCCGGAATTATTGCGAGTGCTTAAACCGGGGAGAGTAGCTGCAATTCATGTAAAGGATAGGATTCTTTTTGGCAATGCCACAGGGGACGGGATGCCGACAGTTGACCCCTTCTCTGATTTGACAGTATTTCATTTTTTAAAGCACGGATTCCGATATATGGGGCGCATAATAGTTTTAACCGATGTTGTCAGGGAAAACAATCAGACATACAGACTTGGCTGGACCGAAAACTGCAAAGACGGAACTAAAATGGGGGTGGGATGTCCTGAATATATTCTACTGTTCCGTAAACTTCCTACTGATACAACCACAGCATACGCAGACACCCCGGTTGTTAAAGATAAAGCCGATTATTCAAGGGCAAGATGGCAGCTCGATGCTCACGCATTCTGGAGGAGTTCAGGGGATAGACTTCTGACTTCAGAGGAATTGAGAAAAACCCCGGTATCGGAATTGCAGGCAACATACAGAAAAGAGAGCAGAAAAACAATATACGATTTCAAAGAACATGAGGGTTTGTCAAAATATCTGAATGATAATGGCAAGCTCCCGGCATCGTTTATGGTTGTTGCTCCTGGTTCATGGTCTAATCTTATCTGGGATGACATAAACAGAATGAACACATTAAATTCGAGACAGTCTCAAAAGAGTTTAAACCTTCATATTTGCCCTCTGCAGTTTGACATAGTGGATAGAGTGATTGAAAGATTTTCCGCTAAAGATGAAGTGGTATATGACCCCTTTGCCGGGCTTATGACCGTACCGTATAGAGCGGTTAAAATGGGACGTAAGGGCATAGGCTGTGAATTAAATGAGGTCAGTTTTACCGATGGTCTTGACTATCTTCATGCAGCGGAGGAGGAGTATTTAATACCGAGTCTGTTTGATATAGTGGACTCTGAGTAATGCAGTCCCGGATAATGTCAGTAATTGATACATTGATTGATATGGCAAATTACTGTATAATGACAGCTATAGAAATTGAGAGGGTAAAACATGAAAAGTAAATTTAAAACTATTAACGAGATTGTGGATGAAATAATAATTACAGAGCAATTGAAAAAACGACAGAGATTTAACTGCTTAATTGCTATAGCGATTTTATTTCTACTTCTAATAATCGGACTTTTTCAGTAACTATATTTTTACTTGACTATTTTTTAAATTTTTGCCTACATTTTAAGCCAAAAAGGAGCTTAAAACATGGAAATAGAAATAAAATGTACATACACTGAATTAGTACATTTCAATGACTTACACGCTTTACAGGGGGGATTGAAAATAAGGGAAGACCGGGACATTGACCAGATAAAGAACTCAATAATTGAACATGGCTTCCTCTTCCCCCTCTTCATATGGCAATCACCTGAAAATAGAAAGCACATAATAGCCGGACACGGCAGACTGCAGGCCGTTGCAGAACTCCGGCAAGAGGGATTTACTTTTGATTATTTACCAATTGATTATATCCACGCCGATTCCCTGGAAAATGCAAAACACATACTTTTACACGAAATATCCACCTATGGAAAATTGACAGTAGATACTATCCTTGAATTTTCATCCGAAATGGTTGTTGATTTTTCTGAAATGTCGTTTCCTTCCGGTGAGTTACAATTCAGAAAGGGCGGTTTCCTACAAGAAAAAGAAGAAAATGATAACCCCGAAATAGAAGAAAACCCCATACCTACACAGATAAAATGTGTATGTAGTCACTGCCAAAAAGAGAATTTATATAACAAAAAAGACATAGAATACCTGCTTAGATACAAAAGATACAATAAATACAGCCTCAATATTTCCGGCGTTACTGAGATTATTACAGAGGATTAACCCATTTATGACTATATACGTTAATTTTACCCCATTTCATAATATAAGTATTTTTACAAAATATGGCCGTATGGAGGTGATATAATGCCCTCCGGTGAAAACCCGAATTCATGGAATCATTTTAAAGGGTCCCGTCCGTCAAAAAATAGGGGGCTTGAATCAATAAAAGACAGCTTCAGTAAGGTCCGTGCCGTGCCTATGAAGATGGACGAACAGGGCCGGGCTACTTTGGATTATAGCAAGCTGGCAAAGAAGAGAATGACTATAAATGATATGATGCATTTAAAACTTATGCAGGATTATTTAAAGGCTGGGGGACCCGATGAATATAAAATGTACCTGGACACGGTAAAGACTTATTATCCACAGCATAAAATAAAAGAGGTCATAATTGAGAAACTGCCACAGCAGCAGCAACCCCCGGCACCAATAGCCCCGGAGCGGGTGAGTGAAATCCTGGGCGGGGGAGACTTTAATCCGGCTGAGTATACGGATGAACAGCTACAGGCACTATTAACTATAATGGAGGACATGGAAAATGGCAAAGGAAATATTGACGAATCAGAAGAGAACGTCAGAGCACCAGGAGACTGAGGAGCAGGAGAAAATCAAACTTGACAATCTACCACAAAAGAAAGTAAAAAGGCAGGGATGAGTTTTCATGTGCTCACAGCTCCTTTAAGTGGCCCCGTATGTTTTTATAAATGCGGGGCTTTTTAGTATGAAAAAAAAGTTGACATATGTCTGTTAAAAATGCATAATATAAATATAGCAGGGAGGAATATTATGAAAAAGATTACAGTAAAACAAATTATGGCATACGGACCTTGTAGTGCGTATACAGAGCCGAGGGTAAAAGAACTTATTGGCAAAGGAAAAACACCACTTGAGCTTTGTACCCTCAATATTCCGATTGAAGATATTTTCTGGGTGTTATTCAGAGAGAAAATTATCCCCGATATGGAATTGCATGAACTTGCGTGCAAATTTGCTGAAGATGCCCTGAAAGCTGAAAGAAAAGCAGGGAGAGAACCGCATCCCGATAGTTGGAACGCTATTAAAATTAAACGGCAGTGGATGAAAGGGAAAGCTACTGATGAAGAGTTATCAGCAGCATGGGCAGCATGGGCAGCAGCAGAGGCAGCAGAGGCAGCATGGGCAGCAAGGGCAGCAGCAGAGGCAGCAGAGGCAGCAAGGGCAGCAGTGAGAAAAAAGCAATTGAAACAGGTAAAATCAGTTTTGCGACGGCTGGAAAAGAATGACATTATTTGAATATGAACACTTATTAAATCAACACAACTGGAATTATAGAAACCTGCCTCCCTCCCCGGCGTGGTGTGAAGGCTGCCGGGAACGGAGCAAGATTATTGACCTGAGTTATAGCAGCAAGGCACATAGGGAATTATATATTAAATATAGGGATAGGGGGTAACATGACAAAATCAGAACAGCTTTATCAGGACTGGCAGAAACGGAAAATATCGGACTTTCAGCTTATTACTGAGCTGATGAAAATCTGTAAAGAGTATGAGGAGAAAAAGAATGGCAATACTTGAAATAATTCTCATAGCAATTCTCATTATCGGCTTGGTTGTCCTTGCACGTATAGAAGCGTATAGGCAGGGCTATGCAGCCGGGGAGCTTGTCGGCGCGAAGAAGATGTGGAACTCATTAACTGAGAAGCCGGAAGAGATGGAGTAAAAATAATGAAATACATATTGGCCTTGATATTATTGTTTTATACCGTGTCATGCTCTTCCCCCCGGAATGATGAGTTGTGTATATTTGATACTGTATGTATTGACGGGTATATGTGTGTATCGAATACCGACGGTATGGAGTGCAGGTATATTCCGATTAAGGACAGATTTAATAATTTTGTGAGGTGTCAGGAATGAAAATATGGCATTTAATCAATAAATTATCATACTACGACCAAGAAGCTGAAATTAAAATAATAGCAGAAAATGGATTGCATTTAGAACCGACCGTCAAAATGGTTCTTAAAGATAAATTTGATATATTGAATCATAGCAAAGATAATATTGACTATCTTGTACTAACAACAGATTAAAAAGGAGTTGACACATGAGAAAATTTACAGTTTACCTTTCAGATGAAACGAGCGACGAAATGGACAGGGAAATCCTGAACATTAAAGCAGAGAATAAATCAAACACCGGCAAGCCCGGCAATGTTGGAAAGGGTGAAGTAATTACAAGAGCATGGGAAGTATACAAACAATCACAGCGCAAGAAGCCAAAAGGCTAATACGCATTGAACAAACCCGCCGGGAACTTGTAAAGAGAAACAATTCCCGGCAGTCTCTTCTCCTCTTCACAAAATATACATTTCCCAGTTATATAACTAAAGACTTTCATAACGTATATGCAAGAGTTCTTGATTTATTTGTTGCTGGAAAAATAAGAAAACTTGAAATAACAATCCCCCCTCAATTTGGAAAATCACAGTTAGCAAGTAGACATTTACCGGCTTATCTGTTCGGGCAAAACAATAAATTAAGAATTGCCCTGGCTTCATATAACCAGACAAAGGCCAGAGAGTTCAGTACTGATATACAACGCATTATAGCAGATCCCGTTTACACAAATCTTTTTCCCGATACACGAATAGCCGGAACGAAACATTTAAAAGAAATAGTCGATGCAAAACGAACGCAGGATTATTTTGAAATATATGACAGCTCGTTAAGAGTAAGAGGTAATTTAAGGGCTGTTGGTAGAGGCGGTGCCCTGACAGGTAATCCTGTTGACTTTATGATTATGGACGACCTCTATAAGGACTACATGGAGGGCAACTCCCCGGTAATCAGACAGGCGGTTATTGACTGGTACACTTCCGTTGTAAAAACCCGATTACATAATGACAGTCAGGAGCTTATAGTTTTTACTCGTTGGCATGAAGAGGATTTAATCGGATTTATCGAAAACGAATCAGAAATTGAAGTAATTACAACTTTCAAGCAACTGGAAAGCCCGGACCCGACAAAATGGTATAAGCTCAATTTCCCTGCACTGCAAACGGCAGAGAATGTGTCAGAGATTGACCCCCGGAAACCAGGGGAGCCGCTATGGCCCGAACAGCATAGCAGGGAGAAACTGGAAGAGTTTAGAAAGCTCGATATAGAAAAATTTGAAAGTCTTTATCAGGGTGACCCCCGGCCGATGCAGGGGCTACTATTCACAAAGCCGTTTAAAACCTATTCACAGAAGCCAAGTGTCAGACAAATTTGCAATTACACAGATACAGCAGATACGGGGAATGACTATCTCTGCAGCATAGATTATATAATCGGAACTGATGATTTGATTTATATACTTGATATTATTTATACGCAGGAACCGCAGGAGGTAACGGAGCAGGAAGTGGCGGACATGATAAGCCGTGACTGGGTAACTAATGCAGTGATTGAAAGTAACAACGGTGGCAGAGCCTTTGCCCGGAACGTGGATAGACTCTCCGGTTATAGGTCAAATATAGAATGGTTTCATCAGTCGGAAAATAAAGAGGCAAGGATTATAAGCAATGCAAGTAATGTGCAAAGGCTTGTATTATTTCCGGTAGGTTGGGAGAATAGATGGCCAGAGTTTCATAAACACTTGACAAGATTTAAGAAACGGTTTAAGGCTAATGAACATGACGATCACATCGATTGTCTCACTGGTTGCGCAGAGCATTCGGGATTACTTGAAAATATAAACTCACTATGGGGATAGAATATGAACGGTGAAAAGAAAACAGACAGCTATTACAATACAATGACCGGGCTGGGTAAAATAACAGCCGATAAAAATGTACATACAGAAATCGGCGTTGCGGAAATATTGACAGATGAGTATTTGTCACAGATTGATATAAGTGAGGGACTCGCCGGTCGTATAGTGAGTGTTATCCCCGAAGATGGAATAAGAAACGGCTATACATTATATAATGACAAAGACGGTAAACTTGAAAAAGAACTGGCCCAGAGAGGATTTAATCAGGCCGTATTGCAGGCGTGGAAATATGCCCGGCTTTATAGAGGGGGGCTTGTTGTTGCAGTTACCCCGAACGGCACGCTTGAAGAGCCGTTGCCAAAAACTAATCCAGGAGAAATAAAATTCAGGGTGTATTCAGCGGCGCGTATAACAGTCATGGAATCGGATATTAACAGGGACCCGAAAAGCCCTTATTTTGAAGATGTGGAATTGTTCAGAATAAGAACAAAGTCAGGTGTTGAAATGAATGTTCACCGGAACAGGTGCATGGTGTTTAAGGGAGAGCAGGCCCCGGATTATAACGCCTCTAATCTGGAATTGACTTATCAGTATTGGGGATTGTCGGCACTGCAAAAAGCCTGGAATAAAATAAAATATTATGGCAGTTCTGAACAGGGGATTGCCAACGCCATGCAGGAATTTTCCGTTGGCAAGTACACCCTTGAAAATCTTGCCTCTATATTGGCAATGAATAACAAAGAGGCTATTGATAAAATCATAGTTAGATTAGAGGCTATGAATTTATCAAAGTCAATTATGAATGCCGTACTTTTGGGAAAAAATGAAAAGTATGAGAGGGATAATATTACCTTTGCTGGCATACCTGAAATCCTCGATAGACAGATGATGAGTATAGCTTCAGTGACCGGAATACCAGTAACTAAACTATTCGGCAGGTCGGCGGCTGGACTCAATGCCACGGGAGAAAATGATTTAAGACAGTATTATGATGACGTGAGAAATGACCAAATATCTATGCTGAAGCCTGAAATGAATAGAATGATTAACTACATAGGTAAATCGGTCTATGGCGGCAAGGGTGAATATTTCATTGAAGATTTTAATAGTCTCTGGGAACCAACGGAAAGGGAATATTCCGAAACACAAAGGATAAAAGCAGAGACATATAAAATCTATATGGAGCAGGGAGTTTTGACTCCTGAAGATGTGCAGCGTATGGAGTTCCCGGATTTGTTGGAGGGTGGTATATGATATTATTACTTCTTGCTTTTCTCTCCGGCGCTATTACTGGGGGGATGTTAGTATGGTGGGTGAATCGCAATGTAAAAGACCCCTTTACAGAGATTGAAGAAAAGCAGGCAGTCAAATCCGTAACGCCCCCACCGGCAAAGAATGAAAATGAAGAGTATTTAAAAAATATGATACGGAATATGAAATGATAGACCCCTTATTTAAACAGCTTCTTATAATGAAGCGCAAGGCCATGACTCCGGCACAGCGCAGGGCAAGCTATAAGCAGGTACTTCCAAAATGGCTTTTCCCTTTTCAATATGAAAGGGAGTACTCAAAGCAGATAGCACAAATATTAACTCCCTTGTCCGATGCCGTGAATGAGTTATTTCCACCGGAAGTTTTAGAGGGTTATGTAAAAGAAGTCAGGGGAGATAGTCGATATGACATAGCACATACAGACGGATTTGCAGCGGATATAATTGTAACTGTTAAGCAGCTCCGGGACGTGGTGAACTCGCTGTTTGTTGAAAATCCTGAACCCGTGAGGGCTATTGTTTCCACAATCGGATTTAATGTCGGCAGTTTTAATCAAAGTCAATGGAGTAAAATAGTTAATAAACTCCTGGGAATAAATTACATAAAGACCGAAGCATGGGAGACCGAAACGGTCAATATGTGGACGGATGAAAATTTTAACCTAATTAAGAACTTAGCTGATGAAGTGATTAAAAAAATCAGTACAGGGATTAGTCAGGGAGTTATGTCCGGCAAGACTGCAAAGGAAATGGAAGGGGAAGTACAGAAGCTATTAAAAAGTCATATAGGCAATTATAGAAACCCCGGATATAGGGCAAGGCTTATTGCTCGTGACCAGGTAGGGAAATTAAATGGCTATTTTACACAGAGACGGCAAACCGATGTAGGGATTGATAAATATGAATGGAGTACAGCCGGGGATGAGAGAGTCAGAACAAGTCACAGGGCAATGGATAACAAATTATGTAAATGGGCCGATGCTTCGGTTATGAGTAGTGACGGGGGCGAGACATGGCAGAGTAGACCTTTAGAAATGCAGGGAGCTATTCCCGGTAGTCAAATATCTTGTCGCTGTTCCGCTCTGCCGTGGATGAATGATATTTATGGAGATATAGATGCCAAAATTGACTGACAGTAAATTGACCCCGGAAATGCTGCAATATATTAAAGACTGCGTGGAAAGTGTGTCTTATGGCAGGGTGATTATTGACCTGAATGAACACATGAAAACCGTTGATGTGACCGTAGAGGTCAAAAAACGCTTTGACAAGCCCCTCTAATAAATCTCTAATAAATCTCTAATTTTTTCTAAAAAATATCAAAAAAAACTTGACAGACGTATGTTAATATATTACTGTATATTTATTGAGAGACAAAATATTAAAAACAGGAAGGTATTAGAGATGAAAAAAGAAGAACTTAAATTTGAAAATGGAAGGGCGATTATAAAAAAGGGACGTAAAATAATTGCCAAAATAATAGATAGAGAATCTTTCTTTAAAGCACAAAATGTAGAAAGTTTATATTCAAAACAATATCCTTTTTCTTTAGAAATAGCCGGTGGAATCCGTGAATGTGAATCTTTGGACGATGCTGTAGAATTTTTAAATAAATATATGTAAAAACAATAGCCCCTTGAAATCCAGGGGCTTTAAATAAAATAACAGGAAGAGGTAAAAAGACAATGACAGAAGGGAACAAGCATTACAGACAGTATGAGAGACTCATAAAATCACAGGCAAGGCAGTATTCAGCAAAGTACCATGTACCGATTGAAGACGTGGAAAGTCAGGCAAATGAAATCTATTGTAAATCCCTGCTTTCTTTTGACCCTGAAATGGGTACACAGTTCAGTACTCATCTTTATAACAATCTTAAAAGCCTTAATTACTACTGCCGGACATTGCAGTCGGAATGGGACAGACTCGATGTTCTCGATGAACTCCTGCAAGCTCCCCCGAAAATTGATGGCATGGTTTTAAGGGAGTCAATTTCCGAACTCTCCCCGGTATCACAGGAACTTGTCATATCCTTAATCGCCGGGGAAAAAGCTGTTAGTGCAAAGCAGAAAAGAAAAATAACAGTGAACTACATACGCAAGGAGTTAAGCTGTGGATTACATAGAGCGGAAATAATTTTCGATGAAATTTCCCGGTGGTGGAACGGAATTGAATGTTATATCTAAAAATTACTTGACAATATAAACCCTTTATAATTATATTCGGCTTACATATTAAGAAGCTGAGTGAAATCACAGGCTGAACCGGAGAAATCCCGTTCAGCCTTTTTTATTATATGGGGGTTTATATGGAGACTGCAATACTAACAAGACGGGACTATTCAATATCACAAAAGGGAACGGTTTACAGTAATTCTTATACTCTCGCCGCTGAAGCACAAACACCGGCAATAATCCTCACTATTACTGAAATATATGCCATGTCGTTATAAGATTATATACGTAATAGGTGGAGTTAAATGAAATGCTTCAAAATGAAATTATATTTAAACTTGTCGGCTTGCTCCTTGGTGTTATCGGCTCTCTGTTGCTATGTGGCGGGGGCCTTATTGTTTACATATTCAAGCGGCACGTGCAGGACAACGATTGCCAGTTTAGAAAAAACAGAGAAGACCATATCAGAATTTTTGACAGATTGGAAGAGTAAATGAGTAGAGTATTTAATTCAGCGGATTGTATAGGGTGCGGAATTTGTGTTGAACTCTGCAATGCGTTTCAACCTTCCGGTAAAGGGAATTATAGCATAACCTTTCACCCGGAAAAATGTAGGGACTGTAAAGTCTGTTTGGTTAAAAAAGAATGTTTGGGGGAGTGTGTATCATGAAGAAAATTGACATTGAAGTTTTTAACGAAATAATTGAGACACACCCACAGTTCAAAAAAACATCAAGGCTTTACGATGAAATAGTTAAAACTTTGGGGTGCTCCCTTGCTCACGCTAAAGACTTGGCAGCAACACATTGTAACATGATTTCTTTTTATGCAATACTCACAGCGAACGGAACTTATTTCGGGCATTATTCAGAATATTTCCGATGGATGCTGTCTCATAATTTTTGTAATGATAAAGGGTATATCCTCGCAGAGAAAAAAGATATTCTCGATGAACTCGGGATAAAAGCGAGCCTGGAAAAATTCAGAGAGATTGAGGATGTGGTTACTCCCGTGAGATTGGACGCTGATAAATTTTATCAGATAAAAATAAAAGGCAATACATCGGGCTTTCACTTCATGGGTGGATATATTGACAATGGCGTTTTCCGGTTGAGTGATACATCATACAGGGGGATAGGTGTTAAGGCGAGTGCTTTTATAACACCTGAAAATTTTAACTGGATAATGGAGATATAAATGTTTGATGATTATTATACAATGTTCTGGAGCAAAAAAGAAATCAGCTATCAGCACGTGCATATGTTCTGGAGTTTTTGGGTTGGTTTTCTTTTTTATTATCTGTTCCCTGTTTTGTGGGTTCCTGCTCTATCTGGTTTTATATGTGGTATGGCTATGGAAGTTTATCAGTATCGTTATTACATACTGAATTTGAAATTTCCGAAAACATTTCTCGACTCAATCCGGAACCTTTGTTTCTGGACAATCGGTGGTTGTCTGAACTATGTAATAATATTTGTGAGGTAAAGTAATGATAGAATTTTTAATGTCAATTCCAATGTGGTTTATAATGATAGTTGTTTCTGTCTTTGTTATCGCTGTGACATATAAATTTATAAAGTCCCAAAAAGTAAAAGTAGGTCCAGTGGAATTTGATGAAGTTGACGAAAAACCTACAGGACACGAAGAATAATGAACTATGTCGAGAAGCAGAATAAAACAGAGGTTAAAGTCCCTGCTGAAGTTTATAGTCGTGTTGCTGGATATTTCAGGCCTGTTAATCAGTGGAATAAAGGCAAACAGGAAGAGCAGAGAGAGAGACAGAATATTGATATTAAGAGAGCACTAAACATATGAAAGAACTGATACTAATTTTTATAAAGGATAAATTCCCGTCCCTGCTTATTGGGGCCTTGATTGTATTCTCTGTTTTTCTCATGTGTTGTTCAACCGTGGAATATAAAGAATACACCGGTGTCCAAAAATGTGACATGGCTATAATGCTGGCAAAGATTAAATCAAAGAAGGGATATGAAGCCTTTGAGGTTGAAAAATATGTCAGTGCTTGTTTTTCAGAGATTGACAGAGCAGCATGCAAAAAAGAATTTTTCGAAAATGAAAAAGTCAGTTATGACAAGAAGGATGAACGATACATGAATTATTTATCATGTTTGGGGGAAAGAAAATAATGAAAGAAAATCAGAAACGTATAGACTTTTTCCCCGCCGGAGGTTTGGGGAATGAAGTTGACGATTGGATGATAGAGAAATTTAAAAAGACTGATGAAGGCTTTTTAACAGGCCGGGCCATAGTCTCAAATATCGGTGTGTTTCCTTATCTCATGCCCGATGGTTCAGTATTCAGAGAATTAAGACTCCCTGAAGAGGTTTTCTCAGAAGACGCCTGTAATTCTCTGAAAAGAAAACCGATTACTGATGAACACCCGTCGGAATGGGTCACTGCTGAAAATGCAAAGGAACTGCAAAAAGGATTTGCGGGAGACACTGTGAGAGCTGACGGGATGTACTGCTCTTCCGGTATAACTATAACCGATGCCGACCTTGTACATAAAGTACAGAATGAGGGCAAGCGTGGTCTGAGTTGCGGTTACACTTGCGATGTCGAACCCACGCCCGGCACATGGCTTGGTGTTCAGTATGATGGCATACAGCGGAATATCAGGTATAATCACATAGCCGTAGTTTCAAAAGGGAGGGCAGGGGATGCGGCAACTATAAGAATGGATATTGCTCTGCCTGATGCAGGGATACAGATATATCAGAAAAAAATTAAGGAGGACGGTCAGATGACAGATCCTAATCTCAAAAAATTCACACTTGACGGTGTCGAATATCAGGCAGAAGCCGACGTTATAAAACACTGTCAGAAAGTCGATTCTGAAAACAAGGAACTGACTAAAAAAATTGATGAAGCTGAAAAACTTCATAAGGACGAACTGAGCAAGCTCCAGGCGAAGCTCGACACTGCTCTGGAAGAAAACAAAGTTCTTAAAGAGAAAGCCGACGAAGCGGCTAAACTCAATCCCGAAGCTATGAAAAAAGCTCTGGATGAAAAAATGGTTCTCATGGGTGCAGCCTCAGTCGCCGGTGTTGAGTATAATGTCGACATGGTGGATCTTGCGGTTAAAAAGGCAATTGTTAAAACTCTATTCCCCGGCAGTGCTGAAAAAATCGATAGTGCTGATGA